GGCGGACATGCACGGGAACGGCGCATGACGCGACACTGGCGCGACAAGGGCGACGACGCCAAGCGTCATCACGTCACGATCGCCGTCTCGGGTAAGCTGCGGGATCGGCTGTGGGCTTTCGCCGCCCAGCTCGGGCGGCCGCCGACCGTGGTGGCTCACGATCTGATCGAGGCCGGCGTGCCGCGGGCGGTCGACGAGAAGCGGGGAGAAGTGGGGTGACTGATTTTCCGCTGGAGACAGTTGAGCGCATCAAGTCTCGTCAGTACGAGTGCTTCATCGAAGATCACGAGTCGTTGCCTTGGTCGCCGGGCCAATGCGCCGATTATGCTGAGCGTTCTTTGCATCTGATGCGATGCAAGCGAAAAGACGGTTATGGTTTGGGCGGGCTATTCTGCCGCCAGCACGCCGTTTGGCATCCACAGGTTGAGACCAAGGGCGAGTTGCAGCGGTGAGCACTGATCCTGGCTACATGAGTCCCGAGTTTGCGCTGGCCTGCGCCGGCTATCTGCGGCTGGAGACGGCGCATCTGCCGGCGATGCTGCGGGCGTTGCCGAGCCCGGTCAGCGAGCGCGAGCGGGCCGTCGTCGCGGCGATTCGCTGGCGGCTCGAGCATGAACAGCGGAGGCGGGCGTGACGATTATCTGCGTCAAGGATGGCGCCATCGCGGCTGACGGCGCCTGTTGGTATGGTGGTGTCAAGGTTGAGCTTAGCAAGCTGAAAATCGTGCGGTCGCACGATGGCGCGCTCGGCGGCTCTGTGGGCGACGCGAGCTACACGGAGTTTTTTCGTTTGTGGTTCGCCGGAACGAGCGCGCGCGAGGAGCGCGGCCACTACCGGCCGAAAGATGACCCGCTGGTCATCGGCGGAGACGAAAAACGCGAATTCCGCGCCATGTGGATCGAGCCAGACGGCGATGTGATTGTCATGGAGCAGGACGGTCGACCTTATCTCGTTGGCCGCGAATCGCATGCGATTGGCGCCGCGCAGGAGATGGCGATGGGCGCTATGTACGCCGGCGCGTCGGCTGAGCAAGCTGTTCGCATTTGTGTCGAGCGGAGCGACGCCGCCGGCGGCGAAGTGTTCGTCGAGCGCCTGGCGCCGGCCGAGGAGTCGGCGGTTGATCAGCCTTCTGTGGTGCAGATGAAAGAGCGTCGGCCTGATTTGTTTGACGATGCGGGTAAACCGGTTCCCGGTGCGCAAGAGGCGTACGCTGAGTGGTTGTCGACGGTTGCGCCAGCCGGCGAGACCGTCGCGTGGGATCAGACCGAGCGCGATGCGCGCGCAGCGGCGCAGAAGGCGAACGAAGAGTGGCGCGAGCGGATGGGGCTGGCCTGATGGAGAATCGAGTTCGGACGGTCAACGACATTGGTGCTGGTCTTGCGGGCGGTGCGAATGAGCGATTGGTAGATATTCGCGTCTACGAGGAATCCGGTTCGGTTCGTGTTGAGGTCGAGACGGACGCTTCCGGGATCAATGAGGTGATGCAGTATTTGTCGCCGATCGAAGCGATGAAATTTGCTCAGGCGTTTAAGCGCTGCGCGATCGCGGCGTTGGAGCACACGGCCTGATGGACCAGCGCGTTCAGCCCGATCTCTATGCGGCGCTCGGCGTCGAGCGCGACGCGAAGTCCGACGACATTCGCCGGGCCTATCGCCGCGCCGCCAAGCGTGCGCATCCCGATGGCGGCGGCAGCGTCGAGTCGTTCGCGCTGGTGCGCACCGCCGTCGAGGTCCTGTCTGACGATGAGCGTCGCAAGCAGTACGACGAGATCGGCCAGTTCGGCGACAAGCCGGTCGACAACCGCGAGTCGCTGGCGATGACGGTGGCGATGAACGCGGTCGACGCGGTGCTTGGCCAGATCCTCAAGCGCGGCGGCGATCCGGCGCATTACGACGTTGTCGCCGACGCCAAGAAGCATCTCAACGGCGCGCTCGCCGAGATCGCGCAGAAGATCGCCAACACGCACGCCGAGGCCAAGGCGATTCAGCGTCTCGCCAAGCGGTTCAAGGCGAAGAAGGGCAGGCCGAACCGCATCGGCGCGATGCTGGAGGCGCGCGCCGTCGGCACCGAGCGCAACGCCGCCAAGGGCGCGGCCGAGAAGGAGAACGTCGAGGGCGCGTTGAAGATTCTCGACGACCAGACGTTCGACGTTGAGCAGCAGGATTACGGGATGCAGCCGGGCAGCCCGTTTTCTGCGTTTATTCAAACGCGGAGCTGGTGATGGCGCCGCGCGCGAAGAAGTGGCTCAAGGCTTTCACGTCGTTTGCCGAGGACTTGCGCATCAAGTCGAAGGAGAACACGTCGAGCTTCGACGAGCGCGGCTCAAAGCTGGTCATGTGGGAGAGCCAGCGCCGGTTCATGGTCGAGGTTGGCGAAGGCCTCGACAACGGCATCCATGTTTTCAATTGCAGCAAGAGCCGCCAGCTTGGCATCACCACCATCAGCACGGCGCTGGTCGATGTGTTGTGGCTCGCCGTTCATCCGAACATGATCGGTGTCAACGTTTCCGACACCGAGAAAAACCGCGAGGTCAACCGGTCGCTGATCGAGGCCTACATCGCTTCGTTCCCCGATGGTTATTTCGGCGACAGGTTCAACATCGTTCGTTCGAACCGGCAGATGATGCAGTTCTCCAACGGTTCTCGTCTCGATCTTCTTGTCGCCGGTACCAAGAAAAAGTCGATCGCCTGGGGCGAAGGTGTCGGCTACGCCTGTGGACATCTGACGGAGGTGGCAAGTTACGGCGACGTCGAGGGTCTGAAGTCGCTCGAGGAAGGCTTCGCCCAGGACAATCCGGATCGGCTGTTCGTCTACGAGTCGACGTCGAAGGGGATGAACCATTGGCGCACACGCTGCATGTCCGGGTTGAACAGCCTGACCGAGCGGACGTTTTTCATCGGTTGGTGGGCCGGCGACACAAATCGCATTGCACGCACCGATCCGCGGTTTCCGTCTTTTGGTCTCGCGCCTGAGACGGGCGAGGAAGCGCGCAACGTCAAGGATGTTGCGCGGCTCTACCAGCATCGTGTCACGCCGGAGCAGTTGGCGTGGTTTCGTTGGAAGCAGACCAAGGCCGGCGCCGAGCAGAATCTGCTCGACCAGAATCAACCCTGGACGATGGACCAGAGCTTCGTCCAGACCGGCTACAGCTTCTTCCAGGTCGCGGTGATCGGCCAGGATTTGAAGCGGTTGCAGGATGCGCCGCCGATCTTCAAGGGCTACCGCTACGAGGTCGACGGCGATTTCTTCCACTTCAAGATGATCGAGATGGACCCTGAGGTCGACGATGTCGACGACGTCGAGCTGAAGGTGTGGGAGGAGCCGGTCGAGGGCGGGCGTTATGTGATCGGCTGCGATCCGGCCTATGGCCGCAACGATCACAAAGATCACCACAGCATCGAGGTATTCCGCTGCTTCGCCGATCGCATGGTCCAGGTGGCCGAGTACGTCACCTGCAACGTCGAGACGAAGCATTGCGCTTGGGTGCTGTTCCATCTCTGCGCCGCTTATCGCGACTCGATGGCCAACGTCGAGCTCGGCGGGCCGGGTCGGCTGGTGATGACCGAGTTCGACCATCTGCGCCAGTTGATCGGCGCCGAGATGAACGCCGCCAAGACCGCGGCGCGTGGCTGGGAGGATGCCGGCGCGCAGGCGCGCTGGTATCTCTACCACAAGGCCGACAGCCCCGGCGCCGGCTACATGGCGAACTTCGAGACCAACTGGCGCACCAAGCAGGAATTGCTGCACGGCTACCGCGGCGTCTTCTCCAGCCGCGAGATCGTCATTCGTTCGATGCGTCTGCTGCGCGAGATGTCGATTGTCGTCGTCAACGACGGCGACATCGGCGCGCCGGAGTCGACCGACGAGAACATGAAGGACGACTGCGTCTTCGGCACGGCGCTGGCCTCGCGCGCTTGGACGGATTGGCTGCGCAAGGATATGATCGCTCAGGGATTGACTTACGACGTGGTGATGAAGGCCGAGTCGGGCCAGGAGACGAAGCAGGAGACGGCGGTTAACTCGATCGTGCGCAACTTCTTGCGCACGCAGGAAGAGCGGGCGAACGCGGAACCCGAACCGCCGAAGTGGATGTCTGATCAAGGATTGGCGTGATGGCGAAAGCACAGCGAGAGATTCCCAAGCCGCAGCCTGAGCCGGAGACCGACGATTCACTGTTCGGCGACGACCCGCCGGCTGAATTGTCGACCGATCTGTCGAGTCCGTCGGAACCCGACGCGCCCGAGCCGGTTGCTCAACCTGCTCAACCTGCTCAACTCGCTCAGCCTGAAGCGCCCGCCGTTCCCGCCGGCTTCAAGGCGTTCCCGCTGGAGCCGTTCCCCGGTCGCTACGGCGAGCCGCCCTACGATCGCGCGCCGGTGCAGCTGACGCCCGACGGCGAGCGCTTCATGGTGGCGCAGTGGCAGGTGTCGCGTCGTTGGGCGGGCGGCGACAAGCGTTGGGAGCCGATCGGCTTCTGGGCGATCCGCGCCACCGGCGGCAAGGCGATCACCTTCAAGCCGACTGGCTGGCGGGAGCACCGAGAATGACCACCACGTCCGTCGAGTCCGAGTGGGTCGACTCGGAGCACTATCTGGGGCCGCGAATGAAGCGCATCACCTTCGAATGCGGGAAGTGCGGACACAGATGGGTGAGAACGCTCAAGGCCGAACCCAAGCGCGACCCCCCTTGTCCGAATCGCCGCTGCGTCGAAGTGTCGCGGCTGGCCGAGCTGGAGCGCGAGAACGAGAACCTGCGGCGCATGCTGGAAGAAGGCCGCGCGCCGGCGTCGATCGGCCAGAATCTACGGGTCAAGGCGGTCGACGAGACGGCGCGGATCGTCATGGAGGATCAGCACCTCACCGATCTGCGCGACAACGTCCGCATGGGTGAGACGATGGCGCCGAAGCTGCCGCAGGCTCAGCAGGCTTTGGCCGATTCGATGTTCTCCAGCAAGCCGGGCGCTGCGACGCCGGTGATCTCGTCCGACGGCCGGCGCGGCATGACGATCCCCTCTGCGCGGCTGCGCGCCATCGGCATGCGGGCGATCGGCGGCGCCTATGCGCGCAACTCCGTCAAGCCGACCGCGATCATCCCGAAAGACCGGCCCGGCACGCTGACGATCAAGAACGACCGCTACAATCCGGGTCGGCCGAGCGCCGAAAAATAGGAGAGACGAAATGCCGCAGACCACCAAGTCCAAGGGCGCCGGGGCGTTCTCCAAGTCGATCGCACCGGCCAAGCCGGCGGCGCCGGCCGCCAAGCCGGGTCGGATCAGCAATCTCGGATCGTGGGCGCATCCGCCCAAGCGCAAGGGCAAGTGACGAATTGTCGCAGAAAGGTGCGGACAATGCGTTGACGCTCGGCCGAAAATAGCGCATCGTCGCTGTCGATCCGCAGGTTCCCCAATCGGCTGGTCAGACGCTTCATCGACGCAACCCCCCAGATTTCCCCGCCGCCCCACAGCGGCGGGGTTTTTCGTTTTAGACGCTGCGCACGGGACGGGCAAATCGGCCGAAAATCTGCAGATGACCGCTGATCGACACGGCAAGATCGTTTTGCGCGATCGTCCATTTCGCCGTTGACACCTCGGTTGCGTCGATCGGCACAGTCCATTGCGCCGTGCGAATGAAGCCGGTCGGCGCCATCGTCAGCATCACGGTCGCGGCGCCGCTGCGCGTCTGGTAGGCGATCGTCACCGTCGCGACGAGTGGCGTCAGCACGATCAATTGGCCGAGGTAGAACGAAGCTGACCACGTCAGCGTGTCGCCGATTTTGGCGTAGCGGATTTGGTCTTTGCCGGCGACGCGCAGCGAACCCGTCGCGGTGAAGTTGGCGTCGAGCGCCCAGACGCAGCGGGGGGTGACGATCGGCGGCGGAGGCGGTGGGACGGGAATGACCGGGATGACGAGCGCCGACGAGTCTTCCCACAGCCGCGGCGCGCGCAGCAGGGTCCAGCGCGCCATGCCGCTTTCGTCGAGCCAGAAGATCGACGGCGTCGGCGTCGGCGGCAGAATTGATTGCAGTGACAGTGCATTGTCGAACGGTCGTGGCGCCGCTAGGCGAATGACGTCGCTCTGGCCGAGCCATTGCGAGACGAAGCTCGGCGTGAATTCGCCCTTGTAACCAAGCGGCGCGGC